CTTCTACGTGGTAAAAGCGTAGGAACACGCACTAGGGTACTCTAACTACCCACTTACAGTATAAAAGTTAGAGAGGAAAGAAAGGTCGCTATGTCAATAGTATATGTTTTAGGTATGAACGGACAACCTCTTATGCCTACAAGACGTAGTGGCTGGGTTTATCGTGCTTTACGTGATGGCAGAGCAAAAGTAGTTTCAAAGTGCCCGTTCACAATTAAACTATTGTATGAAAGTACAAATTTTATACAACCACTTACTTTAGGTGTTGATACAGGTTCTAAGTACGTTGGTAGTGCAGTCGTTAATGATGAAACATCAAAAGTTCTTTATGAGTCACAAACAGAACTAAGAGATGACATTAAGTCTAAGATGGATAGACGCAGACAATTTCGTAGAACAAGAAGAAATAGATTACGTTATCGTCCTGCTAGATTCAACAATCGTAGAGCATCTAAACATAAAGAACGTTATAATCCTACTTTGATAGCAAAATTTCAAGGGCATAAAAGAGAAATAGAATTTATAAAGTCGATTCTACCAATAAGTAGTCTTGTTTTAGAAGTAGGAGAGTTTGATACTCAATTGCTCCAAGACACATCTCTAGCCTATCGTAAATGGGGATACCAAAAGGGAGAATTGTACCAACAAGAAAACTTTAAGCAAGCTGCAAGAGCAAGAGATAACTATAGATGTCAGTGCTGTGGAAAGAAGGACTGTAGACTAGAAGTTCATCATCTATTGCCAAGAAGCAAAGGTGGTTCAGATAAACTGGCGAACCTAATTACATTATGTACAGATTGCCACCACTTAGCACATAGTTCGGAAGAACAATTACTGGCATTTCAGAAGAGATTCGGTAAAAAAGCCAAGGGAACATTGAGATACGCTACGCAGATGAATGTACTTAGACACATGTTACAGAGAGAGTATCCTAACGCAGAAATCACTTACGGTTTTATTACGAAAGAAGTACGTAGAATTTTCAGCATAGAAAAGACACATGCCACAGACGCTTGTTGCATTGCTAGTCGAGGTATTCTATTTAAAAATAAAAACTCTAATAAATACAAGAAGAAATGTGTTGCTAATGGTGATTATGCTAGAACAGATGTATGTAGAGGCAAATTTGTAATATTACCTAAAGGAAAGATTGCAGGTTTTAGACGTTATGATAAAGTTCTCCACGATAACAAAGAGTATTTCGTAGTAGGAAGAGAATCTGTGGGTTACGTTTATCTTATCGACATAGATAATAACAGACTTCAGGTTGAAAGAACAAGACGAAACACTGGCGAAAAATACATATCTAAAGCGAAGATAAAGGCTTCACTTGTTAAGAAAATAACAGGAGTAAAGAGTTGTATTTGTGTAGAAAATTATTTGAATAGATTATAAAAATTCACTAACTGTTGTATAATATTATGTGTAATTAGTCAGTTCAATTCTGGTTGCCGGCAAAACCGTTAAATATTTATACTTTATCAGTAAAATCTATTGACTTTTATAGTTAGGTATGATATAATTATATATGTAAATGTGGCTTTGTGTGTTGTGCCGATGGAAACAACATACACTTTAGGTGGTATCAGCAAACAAAAATTCTATTAGGTAAAGAATATAAAACCATCTAGTCATATTAAATTGTGGGTATCGTATAAAGGCTAATATTTCTGATTTCCACTCAGACGATGAGGGTTCGATTCCCTCTACCTGCTCCATTAAACTTAGGTTGAGAACAGCAAACTTAAAAGGAAAAATTCCAATTCTCGTAAGTTAGGTACATCAATTTCGGTGTAGGAAGAGATAACTTCCGATAAATCTTCAACCTAGTACTCATAGACAAAAAGAAAGGGAAAACATTATGTTATTAACAGTAAGAACAAATTCAAAAAACTTATATGCCATTAATCATAGTGTTTTTGACATGCCTTTTTGGTATGAACTTAAAGATAGGAGTAGACTGTATTAAAAATTATGGATTCGATTTCCATTTCCTCCACCTAAAATACCCTCGTCGCCAAGTGGATAAGGCAACGTTCTTCTAAAACGTTTATTCATGTGTTCAAATCACATCGAGGGTGCTAAGAGTTTGAAATCTCTGTAAAAATTCAAACTATGGTTACGTAGGAGAAAGGCTTAATCCGCTTCGCTGTCAACGAAGAGAGTGCCAGTTCAAGTCTGGTCGTAACCGCCATACTCTGATAGTTTAACGGGAAAACATTACTCTTACAAAGTAAAGTCCGTAGTTCAACTCTACGTCAGAGTACCATATATGCTGGCTTAGCAAAATTGGTAATGCAGCGCTCTTGTAAAGCGAAGATAACGAAAGTTTTTTACAGGTTCGAGTCCTGTAGTCAGCACTAGAGTTAGTAAGTTCTCCTTAAAAACTTAAATTGGGGTGATACAACGTAATTGGTAGCGTACCGGACTGTAAATTCGGTGTCTTCGGATGTTGGAGGTTCAAGTCCTTCTTACCCCACCATATGCTCCCATAGGCAAGAGGTTAAGCCACATGGTTTTCATCCGTGCATCACGAGTTCGAATCTCGTTGGGAGTACCATTGTGGAGACGTAACCAGAAATTGGTATCTGTCTGGTCCTGAACACCAGTTACCTGCAAGGGTATGAGAGTTCGAGTCTCTCCGTCTCCGCCATGCTTCTGTAGCAAAGTGGTATTGCAATCGGCTTTTAACCGATGAATCGTTGGTTCGATTCCAAAACCGTCCACTTTAAAATATCTCCGTAGTTCAATTGGCAGAATAGTGGTCTCCAAAACCATTGATGTTGGTCCGAATCCAGCCAGAGGTGCTTTTTATTTTGCTTTTATCTCTTGACAAATAGAAGTATTTTATGTTATGATGTATTTGTGAACAGGAGATAGTCAATATGGAATATATCAAGAAGGTTGAATATGCAACGAGAATTAGTACATTATTAAGAGATGATACCCACCCTATAGTTCTTGAATGTGTTTATTCCAAAGACTATAACGATGTATATTTTATACGGCTTCTTCGTGTTCAAATGGCAGGGAACAAGATTGTTGTGTTTGGAACTGAACTTAATAATAATTTTGGTAGACGTTGTTCTATTGAGGATGTTGTTGCAGTCTATTTCCAAGATGATAATAAACTAATTAAATTGTTTGATGTAGAAAGATAAAGAAAGAGAGAATGTTTATGTTAGATAAGAATACGATTAAGAAGATTACTAAGATTCAGGAACTTTTAGCAAATAAGAAAGAAGGAACATTAGTTGCTCGTCATGGAGCGGTTGACCCAGAAGAAACAGTTTTTAATGCTATGGTAATCAATAATGAGGGTGCTTTTATCACCAACGTGTTTGAACACTATGACGATTCTAGTTATGAAATTCTGGTTAATGTAGATAAGATTACTTCTATCTATTTGCAAAAGCAAGTTAAGGAAAAGTTGTTATAGAGAATAAGACTATCATGACTTTAGAAGATTTAGTAAGTAAAATTTCTGGTGTTGACTATCTTATGGTTTACAAGAGTGATGAGTTTATTTGTTATATCACTGATGAAGATTTAGATAAAGATTTGCCTATTTTAGATAGTGAAGTATGTAGTGTGGAAGTTGTTATCTATGACGGTTTGGGTGATGATGGTACTGGTGAACGGTTCATAGGATTCACTTCACACTTGAAGATAGATGTTAAATAGCTGTGGTATGGAATTTATATGTTGTGGTAGAATACATTATTATGTAGGAGTATTCATTTATGGAAAATATTGAAACAATAGTAGAACAGTTATCAAGCCTTTTAGGTATTGATTTTGTGCAAGACGTTGATAATACATTTCACGGTATGAAACAAATTTATAAGTTTAAGTTAGAGATTATTTTAAGCCAGACTGATACAGATTATATTGACATTGATTCAAAGTTGATGGGTAAGGAGAACACATTCCATTGCAATACATTTGCACGTTCGAAGTATCACGATGTATTTCTTAGCCTTAACGATATTACACACAACGCAAAAGTGCTTGTTAATTCTATCGAAAATTTCACAAAGTAGAAAATCATACTCACTGTTTTAGAGACTAGATAGTGAGTAGAAACTGCTGTCATACTCAAACTGGTGAAGAGGACCGTTTGCTAAACGGTTAGTCCATGTAAAAGTGGAGTGCAAGTTCGAACCTTGCTGACAGCGCCTATATTTAAAAATGAAGTGGGATATTAAGATTATCTCACTTTTTCTATTTACAAAGTCTTTTTATTTATGCTATAATGTAGCTGTAAGTAGAGAGTGGTATGTTGATATGATTAATGGTGACTCAACATTTTAATAGGGGGTTGGGGAATGGTATGGAGATAGAGTTAGGAAATAAAGAAGCATATATCGACCTTAAGTGTTTCCCCCATATCTTAATGGCCGGTTCTGTTGGTACTGGTAAGTCTTATACAATATCGAATATTGTTGCTCAGATATGTGATACAGATAGAAACACAAGAGTAATATATTTGTCCGATGACTCAAAAGATTTTAGTAAAATTGGGTATCTTTGTGATGGTTCTTTAATTAATAAGACACATAAGATGAATGAGGGTAGTTTAACTTCATTACTGAAGGCAGCTTATCAACAGAATGAGTTTAGGGTTAATTTTCTACAAGACACTGGTTGTTGTAGACTATCAGATGTTGATTCTCAGGTAAAATGCTATTACATAGACAATAAGAAGTATATGCCAGATGAGATTGTATCTTATTTTGCAGATAAGGAAGAACTATTTGTATTAGCAAAAGATTACCATGACACAACTGGGAATACTGTAAGTACAAAAGAAATTAAGTATTACCCAACAAGAACATGTGTAATTATTGATTGTCTTGATATTGGTGATTGTTCAGAGGACTTTAAACATGAGTACTGGAACAGTTTGTTGTTGGTAGGTAGATTAGGAAGAAGTTGTTGGCAAAGTTTAATACTTTCTTCAAGAAATTTAGTTTATGATAATATGCCACGTAACGTCATGGTAAATATCCCAATAAGAATCATGTTTGATGGAGATAGAATCACACAGTATCGTATGTTTGGTAAGGAAGTATCATTCGTAAAGGATAAATTCCTCATAGACATATGTGGTAGCCTTGGAACTGTATCAATTTGGTGAGGTGTTTTTAAATATCTCGCTTTTTCTCTTTACAAATGCTGTAAACTGTGGTATGATAGACACATAAAGTTGAGGTAGAGTAGTTATGGTTGTGCAAGATTTAATAGAAAAAATGAGTCCAGATATAGACTACATTGAAATAATATCTTTAAATAAGAGTTTAGGTTCTTTCACTCTTGACGATGAGAGCTATGACTATATTAAGCCATATTTAGACAGAGAAGTTAAGATGTTTAGTTTTAGAACTTATGACGATTATACAGAAGATAGTGAGGGTGAAATGTATAGTCTCGGTACTAATACTGTGTTAGAAATTGAAATATGGGATGAATCCCAGTATGGGAAGTTTTAAGTATATTAATTTAAGTGAGGTAAATGAAAAATGTGGTTAGATAGCCAAGAAAATTTAGTATTACTAAAGAGTGAGACACTCCGTATAGAGGGGAACTTTTTAGATTGCAGGTTAGATTACACCAACTACCTTTTATCTGGGTATTATGATACAGATAAAGAGGAATTTGGTGTCGTGCTTGAGGAAAATTATGAGTTGAAATATGATAAGCGATTCCCTCATAAGCAGGAAATGGAAGATACATTCAAAAAAGTTGCAACCAATTTAACAAAAATGGGTAAATGTATTGACAATATTGAAAATTGTTTTTTGAATTAGGATAACAGTATATGAGTAAGTTTATTTATGAAAAGGATGAAGTTGAAATAGGAGAAAGTTTTTGTGAGTTTTATATTCATTATATCGAAGGCACATCCGATAGATGTAATAAATATGAAAAAAATTCCAGATGATATAAGATTAATGAAAAGACGTTGTCCGCATTTTGAAGATGAAAACAGCTTGATTTTTAAAGATTAATTAAGAATAAATATTTAAAATAGGGGGAAATTATGAGTAAGATTGAAAAGATTTTAAAGTATATTGATTCAGTTCCAAACTATGCAGCAGAACTAAAAAATAGAAAGTTGAGAATTTCTTATCAATATACAGGTTCAGAGGAAGAACATCTATGTATGTATCTAACACTTTCTCATAATTCACTTGATTATTATGGCGAGTTAATTATCTACGATTCCAATAGAGATTGTAGTATATTTGAGGATAATTTCATTTGTTCAGAAGAAGAGGATGTTATTGAGGTACTTGACAGACTTAGACATTTTGGTGAAATAATTAGTGAAAACACTAGGAAGTTGTATCGTGAGATAGATATAGCCTCTAAACACGGGTATTATTATAGATAAAATAATCTGATTAGTTCCTATTGACATACTCATTAGACTTGTGATATACTATCTTTGTAAGTGAGGGTCTGTAATATGAACTATGAATTAATTAGAATACTACCAATGCTGTTCATGAGTGGATTAGTAGTAGTAACAAGCATTAGAGCACTACTTGGAAGAGTATCCTTTCACAGTCTTACAGTATTGATGGTACTTTCCATGGTTTTAATAGGATTATGGGGATACTTAACAATGGATGAGCAAGTATTTATGAACAATATTTCCATTATTGCAGATGTCTTTAAACATAGATTAGAAACAATCACACACGTGGAAGTAATTTTGTTAGTAATTTTAGGTGCAATTCTTTTTAAGAAAATGTCATAAGATATATTGACAACTTAAAAAGTTGTAGTATAATAATATTGTCATGAGTGCTGACGGTAACTGTACTTCGGAATGACACCACCGTGATGAACCTGCAATCGCACAAACCGTGAGCGCTATATCAGAAGAATGTGTCATAACCAATATTGGTTTCTGGCTCTATGACATGAATAGCCAAACAATATATAAATTCCAGTTTGAACATGTCTATAAGAGGCCTTTGGGGTTGTGTGTGGATTGCCGAGTACTGGACGATGACTTTCCACGTAACAACACTAATATAAGTCCTATGAGAAAAAGTCCTATATTTAAGGGTGGAATACCCTTAAGGTAAATGAGAGAGAATGGGTTAGAGATAGTCCTATCAACTGTGAAAATCCTGTGGGCAACGGTTGATAAAAACTCCATTTTTAATTTGGTGAGAGGTTAATATATGTTACCAGCAAATATGTTGTATCACATTGCACAGATATTGTACGTTGTGTCTTGTTTATCAATTTGGAATATGTTCTTCTTATGGTATAAGAGTAAGAATAATGGTCTATTATTTACTATTGCTGCACAAATTATTTCTTATATCATGATGGGAATTAGTGTATTTGATAGAACATTTAGTGCAACTGATGTATTTGTTGTATCTACTGTTACTATCATAAGTCTATTCTTGAATAGTGCTTTGATGACAGCTAACCTATACTGTAGTAGATTTAAACCAATGATTGTGAATGCTATTATGTTACTTGTTAATATTGGTTTATTCCTAATGTTCATTGTTAATGCATTTTTACTTGGACTTTCATAGAGAGTCCTTTTTTATTTTGCAAAGTATGGAAATTTTAATTAAGTTAAATTAACAGAGGAGAAAAAAGTATGTTGAAAGCAGAAAAGTGGTTTGGTTATGAGTTTGACGGTGGTTGCACTACCACTGAGGAGTATGAAAAATTCCAACGAGATTGTAAGTCAGACCTAAAGAAGATGGCAAGTGATAATGGCATGGAGCTATATGATTTTAATAAAAATCACTTTTGTTTTAGTGCTGTGCTTACAGATGGTGAAAAGTTTGTCTATGTCAGTGTTAGTGATGTCAGACACTTTGGTTGGAATAGTGATACTAGAATCCTAGTTAGAACAATGCGACACGCAAAAGATTGGAGTGGCGGCATGAACCAGTACTGTACTTGGAATAGAGTTGGTGAATTTGCTAGAAAGTTAATGGACCATGATTATGCGAAATAAAGTTAAGCGTTGCATGAAATATCTTATTAATAAGAAGAATACAGATATTGATAAAGAATATTATGAATTACATGAGAAATATAGAGAACTGTTTGGGAAATCTGTTCCAACAGAGGTATTACCTTCTGTGATAACAGATGAACAGATTAAGCAAGCAATGAGAGAATGTATAGAGACAGGTCAGGATAATCTTTTGGACATTCTTGGTGTGACTATTGACGATACTGTTTTATATTAAGGAGATATATTATGAAACTTTTAGAGCTTGAAAAATTAATTAATTCTGAGTACTTTTGGCTTGGAGATACAGAAATTAATGGCTCAACACTTACGATTAAAGATGTTAGAGACGGATACACATTCGAACTAACTATACAAGAAGAAGATAATCTATATCATATTAAGAAGAAGATGAATGTATTAGGTGAAGAAACTACAATGTCTTTTTCTTGCAAACCCCACACGGTTGATGGTGCTCTACATAGGATAGCAGTTTCACTTATGGAAGCTGATAAGGCTGCTGGTAGAGTTATCAGAGATTCTTTATACGATATATTTGTCACTCGCAGAATGAGAGTTGATACAGTTGTAACCAAAAAGAAGAAAGAGGTATTTGACTTTATATTTGGTCAATTAACTCTATCTATTGATGGTAATATTGTTAAGATATATTATAAGGATAATACAGACTTTAAGACTGATAAATGGGATACAGTCGAATGTGAAGATGAAGATGTTGCATTTGATACATATAACTATTCCTGTTATTTAGCAAAAGAAACTGTTAAGACACTAAAGAGCTTGTATTCCGTAGTGTAAGTTATGCTATTTATTTATTGAAGAACAGAGGAGAAATAGATTATGAAAGACGAGTATTTTGAAGTTGTAAATAAAGAAAAATTTAGAGAAATGATAACTAATGTGTGTTATGAATATGGTCTAACATACATGGATACAATCTATGAACTTGTTGGGGGAGTTACTGCATATTTAGACAATACCTTATTAAGAACATTGACTCCATTCCCACGTTTAATAACTGAAGGTATACCAGTGGGTAGTGATTCCCTATACGTTAAGGTGTACTTAGATTTAGGAGATTATGGTGAGAGAAAGTTACTATATTCCTTCACCTTAAATAGTGGGGATTTTAAAACGATAAAACGTTAAATAGACCACTTGACAAAAATTGTGAAATTTGGTATAATAGGTCTAACTAATATCTTAGGTGGGTAATAGTTAGCCAACAATATAATAACACTATTAACATATGGTACTGCATTCGTTATGTTACTCTTACTTTATCTAAAGGTAAGACATTTTCTGTCAATAGTATAAATTAGAACAGATGCAGAGGTTAGCCCCCCTAGTTGGTTGATAAAAGGCTCGGTGTAAGATGGTTTAATTGTATTTCACCGTCTCATCGTCAGTGTAGTCCGTAAAAATAAGACTACCAACCTATTTAAAAAACTGCTAGGCGAGGGCAACACCTCACGGAAACCAAGGATAAGAGAGAATAACAATCTTCACATAGGGAGTAATCTCTATGTCTTTTTTATATCTACATGTCATTTCATGTTAAAAATACCTATTGGGCTTGGGCTATAGGGGGGATATACTGGGATTAGTTAGCCAGATATTAATACGATTCTTTTGAAGAACATAGACTGTTCGTACTCACACGTTTTTAGTGTGTGATTATTTAAGAGATATATTATGTGCTTTCAGATAGGCATTTTATATCTCTTTTTCTGTTCCCATGCCTAGTTCACCTCTCCGTTTTTAGTTGCGATTGTGGGAAAGTTATCCACATAAATTAGTTTAACGAACGTTTTACTGTCAAGTCTTGAAACGTGAGTGGTTGGCTATAAGGAATTGGTTCAGCAAAGTAATTAATATTAAAATACTACTGTGGAATTTGGACATTAGAAAAGAAATGCTTAAGGAATCTGATATTTGAATTATTTATAGTAGTAAGTCTTATATAAATGAGTATAATGTCTAAATTACACTACGATGTGAACGTGAGCTAGAGCGAATAAGTGAACAGAGTATGCTAGTGAGAGATAAAAAGTAGAAAATCTTATATATTTATAAGAAAGACTATTGCTTTATGTGGTAAATGTGATATAATAGTAATTAAATAGGGGTGAGTGGATGATAAATTCAAAACGTAAGGGAAAAGTTGGGGAGTTAGAAGTAGTCAATCTTTTAAAGGAAAATGGATTAACTGCTCGAAGAACTCAACAATTTAGTGGAAAAGCAGATGGTACTTCTGATGTACTTTGTGAAGAATTAAACAATTTTCACATAGAAGTAAAGAGAGATGAACACCTGAATATTGAAAAAGCATTACAACAATCCATTAGGGACAGTGAAAAGGAAAACACTATTCCAACTGTCTTTCATAGAAAGAATAAAGAGGGTTGGAAGGTTACTATGAGGTTTGAAGATTGGTTAAATTTAGTGCAAGGTAAATAATTAGAATGGAGAAAATATAAATATGGCAGAGAGTAAAAACTTATGTAAACATGCACTAGGTTTAAAAATCTAGCACCATAAAGGTACGATTGTTTACAAGACTAAGGTTAAGGAAACTTTACCTACGATAGTTAGATGATACACATACACACCCTCGGTTAAATGCTCAAGACTAAGGCTCTGTGATTACTAATTAAGTTGGACTGAGAGTGCTAAAAGAGTCCTGTGTTAGTAATTTCAAAACTCTGACTATCTTTGTCGATGAGAAGTCCGACACTTGTTTTGGTAACAGAGACAGGTTAGGCATTACAGTTGAGTGAGTACTGTCTTACAAAGTAAAACTCACTAAAATTAAAATACGAAAGGAGCTAATACGTATGTTCGTATATGTTTTAGACAAGAATGGACAACCACTTATGCCAACATCACGTTTTGGCAAGGTTCGGAGGATGTTGAGAGATAAGAAAGCAAAAGTAGTTAATCGTTGTCCATTCACTATCAGGTTGTTGTACGAACCTGAAACGAAAGTCGTACAAGATGTAATACTTGGAGTTGATACAGGTTCAAAACACGTTGGTGTAGCCTGTATTGGAAACGATAAAGTATTGTATCAAAGCCAAGTTGAATTAAGAGATGACATTAAGAGGAAAATGGACTCTCGTAGAATGTATCGTAGAAGTCGTAGAAACAGAAAGACTAGGTACAGAAAAGCGAGATTTTTGAATAGAAGAAACTCTATTCGGAAAGATAGATATTGTCCAACACTTATTAGTAAGTGCTGTGGACATGAACGAGAGATTGAGTTTTGTAAAAGAATACTACCAGTCAAAGACACAGTTCTTGAAACAGCAAAGTTTGATACTCAACTCATTGAGAAACCTTGGTTACAAGAACACAAATGGGCTTATCAAAAAGGTGTAAACTATGGCTATGCAAATGCTAGGGAACATGCTTTGGTAAGAGATAAATACACATGTCAATGTTGTGGTAAAAAGAATTGCAGGGTAGAAACACATCACATTGTTTTTAGAAGTAAAAACGGTAGTAATGATTTAGAGAATTACATTACTCTATGTGAAGATTGTCATAAAGCAATCCATTTAGGTGAGATAGAGCTAGAACAGAAGGGTAAACGTAAAAGTAATTTAAGATATGCCACACAGATGTCTATTATCAGGAGTATGTTATTAAAGAAATATCCAGATGCTATCGAAACTTTTGGGTTTGTAACAAAAGCTAATCAAGAAAACTTAGGTTTAAAGAAAGACCATTACTTAGATGCTTGTGTTATTGCAAGTGGTGGATTAGAGTTTGAACAGTTAGATGTATTATATCGTAAGAGAGTAGTTTCAGTTCAGGACAGAGTATTAACAAAAGGTATTCGAGGTGAAAAGAAATTACCAACAGGTAAAGTCCATGGATTCAAACGATATGACAAGGTTAAATACCTTGGGGAAGTTTGTTTTGTGAAAGGTAGAAGAGTTAAGGATGGTTTTGTTTTAATGGATATTGATAACAACTCTATTGATTTTAGAGATAGGGGAGGAAAACAGAATCCATCCTATAGATTTATCGAAAGAATAAACACAAGAAGAAGTGTTTTGTGTGTTAAAAAAAGATTAGAAAGAGAGGTATAGGCCATGAGAGAAAGTAAACAATTATATGAGATAACAAGTAAATTAGAACAAGTTGGATATGGTTATGTTTACACTGATGATACAATTGTAACTTTAAGTCCAAGCAATGACCATTGTGTTAACTTAATAATAGATGTGGTGGATTTAGAGGATTCTGTATCATTTAGGATTGACTTAATTTGGGATGATGTAACTATTAAATCTAAGAAATACAAAAAAATTTCTGTTTCTAATGCAATTACTATCTTAACAAATGTGTTGGAAAATATTAAGGAAATTGATACAAAAGCACATCGTTGTATAGATTCCTTTAATACTATTATGTACCCTGTTGGAGTTGGAGTAGAGAGTGCCGTAAAATCCATAAAAGAGACTCTTAGAAATTGTGGTTGTAGATTTGTAGGTGGTCATCTTTTCCGTATTGAGCGTGTTGGTGGCGAGTTGGAAGTTGAAATAAACGAAGAGTCAAAAGTTGTTGAAATAACCCTCTATGATGGAGATAGTTATTTTTCAATTTACAGAAGAGAAATTGATGTAAGATATATTAAAGACATGTGTGAAGAAATTAAGGGTATTGTAGATAAATTTAATCAAAGTTTCTTGACAGAAGATGAAGCTGTTGAAACAGTCTTTAAAGATATTTAGAGGGTAACATTATATGAGATATGAGAAAATAATAGAATATGCAAAAAGCAAATCTTTAGTAGTTTCAGAAGCACCTAACAATGGTCTTAAAATGAACTATGAAGTGGAGGATGTACACATTAACTTATTTATCCAACCAAAAAATTCTGAGGAAACATGGTTTGCAGGATATATTCATTATGCGAAATATGACAAGGGTAAAAAATATGAATTTGAAATACCTAAAGCATTAAGAACAGAAGAGGAGATAATTAAGGCAATAGAGGTAACTACCACTATAGCAAATAAACTTAATGTGGTGAATGAACAACTTGCAAGTATCAAACTGTTAAGCAAAGAATTAACCAACTAAACCGAGGTAAATTATGCCAAACGAAAAAATAATAAAAGAAGAATTAGAAAATTTAGGACTCAAACTTACGGAGACTAATCACACCTTATTCACGCTCATGGATAATACTGGGGGAATAGGTGTTGAAACACGGACATATTTCGATGATAGGATTTATTTTCACGTATTCTTAAGAGGTTATGGGTATCTTGAAACTATTTTCCAGACTGACATCATTCCATTTAATAGTAGAAAATCTGAACTATCTAAAATTGAAAATATTTTAAATAAGAATAGTCAGTTGGTTAAAAAATATGAGCAATATCAAAAGTCACTATCATTTTTCTGTGAAAATGATGAATCAGATATTATACAAAAGGAATTTGAAACTCACTTCTCACAGTTTGCAGAGAAGAAATCTGTGGGTATGGTTGTGTTTGGATATTTTGGAGAAATGATTATTTCCCTAGATAAAGAATTACATTTAATAGTACAAGTAAATTCATTTGCTGAATATTCAGTAAGAGTACTTAGTGTAGTGTTAAATAAAGGAAACTATAAACGAGTATTTGATAATGTAGATGACTTAATCCATGAATTTGAGGAGAAATCTCCTGATAATGACACATATTTAGAATTATTAAGGGAGAGTATATGCTAGGGTTCTTACAAAGAAGAAAATTTAAGTCTATTAAACAGAACTTAATTGACTTAGGCTATAAGATAGTTAAAGAGGAAGATGGTGTAGAGATAGATTTAGGAAAGAAGGAAGCATATATAGACCTTAAGTGTTTCCCACATATCT